CCCTGAGCGACTACCTTGAAAACAAACTCATCGACCACGTCTTCCGTGCGCAGGCTTATACCGCACCTGCCACGATCTATGTCGAGCTTTACACCAGCGCATGCAGCGATTCAGCGCGTGGCACTGAGGTATCTGGTGGCGCGTATGCGCGGGTCGCTATTACCTCCGGCCTGGCCGCATGGGCCGGTACGCAGTCGGCAGGCAGCACCGTCGCCAGCTCTGGCACGGGCGGCACCACCTCCAACAATGCGGCAGTGAACTTCCCGACGCCCACGGCGGGCTGGGGGCTTGTGACGCATGTCGGCTTGAGCGACGCCTCCACGGCTGGCAACCTGCTGGTCTGCACCGCCTTGACGGTGAGCAAGACGATCAATACCGGCGACACGGTGAGCTTCCCGGCTGCCAGCCTTACCAACCAGATCGACAACTGATCGGCCTGGTGTGCCGTGCGCTCCAACTGCCTCTGGTTCATCGTCCTGCTCTGGTGGAGGCGACGGGGCGGGTGGCCGGGAACGCAGAAGCGCAAGGAAGCACTCAAGCGGCTGCGGGCACGGCGCGAGTATCTGGACATCCGCATCAGCGACTGGGGGCCGTTCCCGCATTTTCTCTGGTGCCGCGACGGCCACCACATTTCGTACAAGCCGATCGACCCTACAAAACGCATGTGCCCGCATCCCTGGTTCAAAGGGCGCGTGCACTGGAACGACAAGAAAGTAACCCATGATGCTACTTGAAGAAATCCAAGCCAAGGTCGCTCCAACGATCCTTGCAAGCAAAGACGTGCAAGCCATCACGGACGCGCTCAATGAGGGCCGGACGCGGCTTGTGCCGACTGAAATTGGCAATGGTGCCATCCTTGAAACCATTGGTCTCGTCGCTGGCAATACATTGCTGGACGCGATTAACGCCGTGCCTGATTTTCGCCATGTCAAGCCTCTGCTAGAGCAGGGCAGATTGCGGGTTGATTCTGCGCTTGTGCGCGCCACGCTTGATAGTCTTGTGCCTGCCGTGTTGACCCAAGCCCAAGCGGACGCCCTCAAAGCTCTGGCTGTCAAGCCTGACCTGGTTTCCCCGGCGCAAGTTGCTAATGTATTGGATGGAGGCTTGTAATGGCTGTTATCAAAGAACTATTCCCGGTCACGTCCAGTGTCGATGTAACCATCACCCTGGCCAGCCTGGCGGCGAATGCCGAAGGTGTTTTCACGGCTGGACGCGCGAGTACGGCGATTGACAACAGGACTACGCTTGATCTTGATCACATTCTCTCGGGCAAGATCCGCACTGGTACAACGACTCCCGTAGAAGGCCGGTCGATCAATATCTACGCCTATGCGCCCATCAGCAATGCAGCCGGTACGCCGACTTACCCGGATTCGATCACTGGTACAGATGCTACAAAGACCTTCACCAGCGCCAATGTGCAAAACTCTGCTGTACTCTTAGTGGCCTCTATCACTATCGATGCGACAGCGGAGCGTGATTACTTCTTTGCGCCGGTGAGTATTGCCTCCCTGTTCGGCGGGGGCCTGCCCCAGTTCTACGGCATCTTTGTCGCACACGATACCGGGGCTGCACTGAGCGCAACCGGCGGGGCTTGCGCCCTAAGCTACGAGCGCATCCAAGGCCAGACGGTATAAGTCATGAGCTTGTTGTTTAACAAGCCGTGGACTCGCCAGCCGCAGGGGCCAGTTGGGATTGATCGGAGTAATCCGCTTGCGCGGGGTCTGATCGCCTGCCTAAGCCCGTTTTCGGACCATATAAAAAACGGGCCAACCGGCACAACAGGAACCATCATAAGGTCTCCTACCATTGGTGGAATAGCGACGGCTGCTAGTGCAAACAGCGGCAACCATTGTGTGTTCGGGGGGAGCGCTAATGTAGGCAGCGGCAACCTGACTGATTTTTGCTTGATTAGAGGAGATGCCGCAGCAGGCGGAACGGTTTACCTGTTTGGGTGCGGGACTTACGACGGGACGACAGGGACGGGGATAGCCGTAGAGAGTTCCAGCATCGGAAATCGGTGGGGCGCTTCTGATTCTGATTTAGGTATGGCTGATGCTGGAGAGGCGTTACCGGCAGATGGGAAGCTACATTTACTGGTACATACGAGAGACGGCACAAATCATCGTTTGTATCGCAATGGATCGCTGAAAACAACGACGGAGGGCGGCAGCGCTGCAAGCAGCAACGCGGTATTTGTGCAAAACAGCCTCCAAAATGCGGGGACATTTTCTACCACTCGCAGAATTTTATTATCCGGACGGTTTAATCGCGCCCTGAGTGATTCAGAAGTTGCGCAATTAGCGGCCAACCCCTGGCAAATCTTCCAGCCACAGACCCGGCGGCTGTATGTAGAGAGCGCGGCGGGTGGCGTTCAAAACCTGGCAGCCACCGCCACCGCTCAAGCCACCGCCACCGCAGACCTCAGCAAAGGCGTTTTCCTGGCTGCTGCAGCCCTGAGCGTGGCCAGCGGCACGGCGGGCATGAGCCTGTCGGTCCCACTTGCCGCCTCAGCGACCGGGCAGGCATCCAGCAGCGGGCAAATATCGCTCACCGTCACCTTCGCCGCCAATGCCGTGGCCACAGCATTGGCCACAGCGGACCTGACGCTGGCTAAACCCCTGGCGGCATCAGCAGCCGGGCAGGCCACAGGCACAGCAGCGCTGGATGTTGTGGCGGCTGGCGGCACGGTCAACCTGGCGGCCACCGCGCAGGCGCAGGCAACCGGCAGCGCGGCGCTGAGTCTGGCGATCAACCTCAGCGCCGCCGCAGTCGCACAAGCCACGGCCACAGCGGCCCTCGGCGGCTCGGCAGCGCTGGCTGCGGCGGCCATTGCCAATGCGCAGGCCACGGCAGCGCTGGCAGTCGGCAAGCCGCTGTCCGGGGCAGCACAGGCGCAAGCCAGTGCAGGGGCAACCTTATGGCTAGATGTTCCGCTAAGCGCAGCAGCACTGGCCCAGGCAGCAGCGGGCGGAGCCTTGAGCCTGACGGTCAACCTGGCGGCAGCGGCTGTCAGCACGGCCACAGCGGGTGCCAGCCTGCCATCCGAAGTGCTTTTGTCTGCCAGCGGGGCAGCCGTAGCCACCAGCACTGCCACGCTGATGGTGATGGGCGGCATGGACTCCAGCATCAACCGGCCCTTTGTCATTCGCCAAACCCACAGAAGCTGGTCCAAGAAGCAGACTTCGCGCTATTGAAAGACAAAAATGAGCTTTACCACCATCGGCCCCAAAGACATTGCAGAAACAAAAGTCGTTGAATTCCCATTCCTGGATGAACTCGGCGCCGGTGAAACCATCGCTTCTGTCATTACCTCCGCCACGGTTACCAGTGGCGTCGATGCCAATCCATCCAGCATTCTCAGCGGTGCATCCGTCATATCCGGCACCAGTGTCCTGCAGCGCGTCACCGGCGGCATTGCTGGCGTCACCTACCATCTGCGTGCCGTCGTCACCGCAAATACAGGCACTGTGCATGTGGTCGCCAGCGACCTCAAGGTCATCACCCTGTAAGCCAGCCTTCTGCGCCCACGCGCAGATTAAAAATAGTGCAAATTTACCCTATTTTGCACAGCCTGATTTCCATAAAGTCAGGCCCCATGAAGCTACTCGATGTACTCACCGCGCCCTGGGCCATAGAGCCGGCCAAGCTGCTGGAGATTCAGGCCATCTACGCCACCCACTTACGCGGCGACAAGATCGACATCGAAGCCGTCGAAAAGCGCCTGGGCCGCCCACTGGCCAACGAGCCCAAGGGCTACCAGATTCAGGACGGCGTCGCCATTCTCCCGGTTGAAGGCGTCATCGCCAAGCGCGCCAACCTCTTTAGCCAGATCAGCGGCGGTGTCAGCACCGAGCTGGTAGCCCGCGACATCAAAGACGCGCTGGCCGACCCTGCCGTGCACAGCATCATCCTGACCGTCGACAGCCCTGGCGGCACCGTGGATGGCACCCAAACGCTGGCTGACATCGTCGGTGCAGCCACCAAACCCATTGTCACCCTGGCCAGCGGCACCATGGCCAGCGCGGCGTACTGGATCGGCTCCGCCGCCAATGCTGCCTACATCGCTGACAGCACCACCATCGTCGGCTCCATCGGCGTGGTGGCCACCCATACCGACATTTCAGCCGCGCAGGAAAAAGACGGCATCAAAACGACTGAGATTTTTGCCGGCCAGTACAAGCGCATCGCCAGCAGCTACGCCCCCTTGAGCAAAGAGGGCCGCCAGACCATGCAGGACCAGGTTGACTACACCTATTCGCTGTTTGTCTCTGCCGTCGCCAAGAATCGCGGCGTCAGCACCGACACTGTTTTGCAGGACATGGCCGATGGCCGCATTTTCATTGGGCAGCAAGCCATTGATGCCGGGCTGGTGGACGGTGTCTCCACCCTCGACGCACTGGTGCAGCAGCTCAACCAAAGCCGCAGCAGCGGCACATCCCCCCGCAGCGCCGGTGCCGCGCAGCAAGCCAAACCCATTTCAAAAGGAGCAGAAATGCCAATTACCCGTGAACAACTCGCGGCCGAAGCACCCGATGTGCTGGCGGCTGTGCAGGCTGAAGGCGCCAGCGCCGAACGCGCCCGCATCCAGGCTGTCGAAGGCCAGCTCATCCCTGGCCACGAAGCCCTCATCAACACTCTGAAGTTCGATGGCAAGTCCGGCCCAGGAGACGCCGCCATGGCCGTCAACGCTGCTGAAAAGCAGGCCCGCAGCGCCCAGGCTGCCGCCTTGGCCAGCGATGCGCCAGCGGCCCTGCCACTGGTGCCTGCGGCATCCGTAGAGACCAAGCCCGCCACCCGCGCTGACCTCGACCTCGCAGCCAAGGCCTACATGGCCGCCCACCCCGGCACCGACTACGTTGCCGCCTTCAAACAAGTTCAAGGAGCCTAAACCATGGCCGCATCCGCTATCTCCAACCTCACGCTCGGCGTCACCGCCGCCGCCGCCCTGGCCCAATACCAGGCCGTCACTGCTGCCGGCGCCATTGCCACTGCAGCCGGTAACGCCGTCGGCTTTACCCAGACCACTGCCGCCTCGGGCGACCGTGTGCCCGTCACCGCTGGCGGCACTGCTGTGGCCATTGCCGGCGCAGCCGTTGCTGTGGGCGCAGCGGTTGAAGTTGTCGGCGCCGTAGGCAAGGTGGTCACCAAGACTACCGGCATCACAGTGGCGCGCGCCCTGACCGCCGCCGCCGCCGATGGCGACCAGATCGAAGTGCTGATCATCCCCAACTGATCCGGCCTGCAGCCCACCTCATAACCCAAATTCAGGAACTACATCATGGCTCAAATGACCCCCTCCGGCGCCCGCGTCGTCGACCCCGTCCTGTCCACTATTGCACAGGGCTACAGCAACAGCGAAATGGTCGCATCCAGCCTGTTTCCAGCGGTGCCTGTCCCCATGCGCGGCGGCAAGATCATCACCTTTGGCAAAGAAGACTTCATGCTGTACGGCAGCCAGCGCGCTCCCGGTGAAAACACAAAGCGCGTGCAGTTTGGCTACGCCGGCGGCAACTACGCCCTGGTCGACTACGGCCTCGAAGGCCAGGTGCCCATCGAAGTCATTCAGGAAGGCCAGGCCGGCCCCGGTATCGACCACGCCGCCATGGCCGTTCGTAAAGTCTCCAACATCATGGCCTTGCGCCTTGAAAAACAGGCCGCAGACATTGCCCGCACTGCTGCCAGCTACGCCGCAGCCAACAAGACCACTCTGGCCGGCGTCACGCAGTGGTCGGACTTCACCAGCGCCACCAGCCTGCCCATCCAGAACATCGAGACCGCCAAGGAAGCCGTGCGCGCCGCCACCGGCAAGCGCCCTAACACCGTGGTGATGGGAGCTGCCGTGATGGCCAAGCTGCGCCAACACCCGAATGTTGTCGACCGCATGAAGTACACCGGCCGCGACGTCGCCACCGCTGAAATTTTGGCCGCCCTGTTCGGTGTGCAGCGCGTCCTGGTAGGCGATGCTATCTACAGCAACGATGCCGGCACCGCCTTCACCGACGTCTGGGGCAAAGACGTGGTGGTTGCCTACACCGAGCTGGGCAGCGTGGCCGACATGGGCGCCCCCAGCTACGGCTACACCTACCAGCTCAGCGGCTACCCCCTGGCCGAAGATCCCTACTACGACCGCAACTCCAAGAGCTGGGTGTTCCCGGTCACGCGCGCCGAGGCCCCTGTGCTCGCGTCCGCATCGGCTGGCTACCTCATCAAAGACGCCGTCGCGTAAAGGCAGCCGCCATGGCCATGACCGAAGACCTGTCTGTGTTTTTTGGCACCGAAGCGTTTGCGGATGAGGCCATGCTCGGCTGGGACCCCGTCACCGGCATCTTTGATGCGGCCTATGCCGCCCAGGATGTTGGTGGCTTTGTCGCGTCAAGTGGGCCGGCCTTTACCCTGGCCAGCAGCAGCGTGCCGTCGCCCGTAGTCGGCCTGGTGTTGGTCGTCAACGCCACCTCATACAAGGTGGTCGAAGCCATGCCAGACGGCACCGGCATCACCGTCCTGCGCCTGAGGACATAGCCATGGCCCTGCACGCCCAGCAACAAATCCTCAACGCCCTGCAGGCCCTGCTGGCCGCCGGCGGCACTGTTGCCGGCACCCGCGTCTACCTGGACCGAGTCGACCCACTGCAGAGCGACGAGCTGCCCGCCATCCTGATCGAAGAAGAAGACGGCGAGACCGCTGAGCCCTACACCATCCATGGGCTGGAGCAGCGAGAACTGTCGGTCAGCATCAGCGCCGTGCTGGCCCACAGCAGCACCGCCGCGGCCGACGCCCGCGCCTTCGGCCTGGCCGTTGAGAAACTCATTGCGCCCAGCACCGCGCTGGCCGCCCTGGCCAAGCTCGGCGTGCGCATCACCGCCAGCCGCCCGCATAACAACGGCGAGGGCGACCGCCTGCTCGCCGCTCGCCAGCAATCCTGGCGCTTCACCTATCTGGTGAACGCCGCATCCCCCGACATCATTTTTTAACAGGAGTCCCCATGGCCAATATCAACGTATGGAGCAAGGTCGCCGTTGCCGTGCAATCCGCGCTGGCAACTGCAAAGACCGTCACCGGCATCACCAAGGCCAGCCCGGCGGTCGCCACCTCTACGGCGCACGGTTTTGTGGCCGGTGACATTGCCCTGTTCAAGGTCAGCGGCATGGCCCAGCTTGACTACCAGGTGGTGCGCATCCTGGCCGCGCCAACCGCCGACACCGTGAGTCTGGAGGGCATCGACTCCACCCTGTTCGACACCTTTACTTCAGGCACCATGCAAAAGGTCACGCTCGGCACCAGCTGCTCCACCCTGCAAGACATCAACGCCAGCGGCGGCGAGGCCTCTCCGATCCAGATTTCCACCATCCATACCGATCAGGACATCGAAATCCCAGGCAACCGCACCCCCATCGTCTACAGCTTCGGCTCGCTGTGGGACTCTGCCGATGCTGCGCTGCTTGCCCTGGCCGCTTTTGACAAGAGCAAGACGCCGGCCTGCCTGCAGCTCACCTTTGCCACCGGCGCCAAGATATTTTTCTGCGCCTACGTCAGCAATTCAATGGCCCCGGTCGGCAGCGCTGGCGGGCCGGTCACCACGCCGGTCACCTTCCGCCTTCGCGGCCCCTTGACCACCTACGCCACCTGATCGCCATGGCACTGGAACGTAGTCAGATCAAACCGCCCGTGCTGCCCAAAGAGGCGGTGCCGGTGGACGCCCTGGGCGGTGAAGTCATCGTGCGCGGCCTGCTGCTGTCCGAGCGGCTCGCGCTCTCAGCCCTCAGCGCGCAGCTTGGCATCCCGCTGACCGGCGAGGGCCCTGATCTCGCTCGCGCCCGCGCTGGTGGCCAGATAGTGGCCCACACCCTGGCCGCCGTCGTGCTGCTGGCCGATGGCAAGCCGCTTTATACAGCGCAGGAGTGGGACGAGTTTGGCGCCCTGCAGCCGGATGCCGTGCTCGACCTGTTCAATCGCTCGCGCCGCCTCAACGGCCTTGACGCGGAAGAATCCGCAAAAAACTAGCGCACCAGCCGGACCGGCGTTTTGCCTTCGTTCTGGCCCTCCGGCTGGGCTGCACCGTAGAAGAACTGGCACAGCGCATGAGCGCGCAGGAGTTTGGCGAATGGATGGTATTTTTCGAACGCGAGCAACTGCACCCGGCCGCCGACCGCTTCCGGCAGGCGCAGCTCATTGCCGCCACCCACAACGGCCCATTGTCACGGCACGACAAGCAGCTGTGGACCACCTCGCACCTGCTCGCGCCAGATGCCTGGGCACCACCCGCGCCAGAACCCGACCCACCCACTGCGCAAGACCTGGCCGCCCAGGTAGCCGCCATCAACGCCAGGCTTGAAGTATGACCGACGCAAAAATCAAGATCAGTGCCGCCGACAACACGCAGGGCGCATTTGCCAGCATCTCGCGCAACTTCGATTCCCTGCAGGGCAAGCTCGGCGGCCTGGGCCTGGCCATTCCGGCCCTGAGCTTCGGGGCCGCAGCAGGCGCGCTGGCAGCGCTCACGCTTGAGGCCAGCAAGGCCATCGACGAATTCAACGACCTCAAAGACGCCACTGGCGCCAGCATCGAGAACATCAGCGCGCTGGATCGCGTGGCCCGTGAGACCGGCGGCAGCTTCGACACCGTCGCCACCTCGCTCATCAAGTTCAACAAGATGCTCAACGACAGCGGCACTGATGGCAGCCGCGCCGCCGAGATTCTCAAGTCGCTCGGACTCAATGCTGCAGAGCTCAAAAATCAAGACCCGGCCGAGGCCATGCGCCAGTTGGCGGTGGCCTTTTCCGGCTTTGCTGATGACGGTGCCAAAGGACGCGCCATTCTGGAACTCACCGGCAAGTCGGCCCGCCAGCTCGCCCCGTTCCTGAAAGACCTGTCCGAGCAAACCAGCCTGCAGGCCAAGACCAGTACGGCAGCGGCGGAAGAGGCCGAAAAGTTCAATAAGGAGTTGTACGCCCTAAAGGCCAACGGCCAGGACTTCGCACGCGCCATCAGCACCGATGTCGTTACCGCACTCAACGAAGTCATCGCCAAATTTCGCGAGGGGCAGAAAGAAGGCAAGGGCTTCTTCGAGATCGCGTGGGAGCGCTACAAAGACAACATCAAGGGTTTTTACGGCATACAGCCACCCAGTAAAGGCGGCGCCAGCGGCTCATGGGGTGAGCCAGAGAAGCCAAGCCTCAAAGTTACCGATCCCCCAAAGAGCGGCGGCGCTGCCGCCAAGAAAGACCCCCTGGCCGAAGCCAAACGCTACCTCGAAAACCTGCAAAAGCAGTTCGAGAAAACCAAAGACCTGTCGGTTGAAGAGCAAACCCTGCTTGACATTCAAAAAAAACGCATCGAGTTCGTCACCCCCGCGATTGAGAAAGAGCTACTCGCCACCGCCCGCCTGATCGACCTCAAGAAAGCCGAGACCGACAACCTCAAGGCCAGCGAAGACGCCGGCAAGAAAGCCGCCGACGCCGCCGGCAAACTGGTGGCCGAAAACCAGAAATACCTCGAAGCCGTCGAGACCCCGTTCGAGAAACTGCAGCGCCAGCTGGAAGAGCTGGCAACTGCGGTCGACGCCAACCCCCTCATTGGTGCCGAGACCGCCGCCCGCACCGGCACCAAATACTGGCAGGACTACCTGGAGAGTCTGGAAGACGTCACCAAAGAGGTCAGCAAATTCGATGAATTCAGCCGCGAAGCCGCCAAAAGCATCCAGGACCACATGGGGAACGCCCTGGTCGACATCATGGAAGGCAGCTATGACAAAATTTCCGACGGCTTCGTCAAGATGATCAACCGCATGGTGGCCGACGCCATGGCGGCCAATCTGGCGCGCGCGCTTTTTGGCGACCTGGTGCAGGGCGGCACCGGCAATGGCATGGCCGGTGACCTGCTCGGCACCATCGGCAAGGGCTTGCTCGGCATCGGCGGCGGCAGCGAGTCCAAGACCACGGGCGACTTTGCCCGCATGGACCGGGGCCTGCCCAGCTTCGACGTCGGTACCGACTTTGTGCCGTATGACATGGTCGCCAAAATCCACAAGGGCGAGCGCATCGTGCCGGCTGCCCAGAACAGGCCTGGCGCGGCTGGGGGCGACAAGATTGTCAACGTCAACGTGACGCCCCCTGCCGGCAGCAGCCGCGCCACCGCCATGCAGTGGGGCGCCGATGCCGGGCGCGAAATCCAGCGCGCCATGTCGCGGAACGGCTGACCATGGCAATCACCGTCTACACCGACGTCATCCTCCCCTCCAGCGTCCTCGCCGGCGGCGTGCGGGGCAAGCAAATCCGCTCCAACGCCCGCACCGGCGCCCGCAACGGCGGCATGCAGATCAACGTCAACTGGGCCCGCACCCTGCGCCAGTATGAGCTGGGCGTCTCGCCCATGACGGTAGAGCAGTGGCAAGCCATCGAAGGCTTGCACGAGGTCACCGAGGGCGGCGCCTTTGGCTTCTTGATGCCTGACCCCAAAGACGCCAGCGCCAGCCTGGCCAATGGCCGTGTGTCCCTGGTCAGCGGCACCACCTACCAGCTGCAAAAGCGCTACACCAGCGCTGGCAGCACCCGCACCAAAGACCGCAAAATCACCCGCCCCATCGCCGCCGACTTTGTGCTGCAGGCCTCCGGCGTCACCGTCGCCGGTGCCGACTACACCCTCAACACCGTCACTGGCCGCCTCACCATCCCCAGTGCCCCCGCTGCTGCCACGCTCACCTGGTCGGGCAGCTTTTACGTGCCCGTGCATTTTGCGTCTGACGATATTGACTGGGAGCTGGTGCGCTCCGGCCCCATGGAGGCCCGCCTCATGGCTGGTCCATCCGTCACGGTCATGGAGGTCGCTGAATGAAAACGCTCCCCACCGCACTGGCCACCCATTACG